CCGTCTGTACCAATGTAAAATTCGCGTGGGTTTTTCTTTTTCCCTAAACCACTAATGTGGACTCGAACATCTTTATTGCTTTCATATTGATGTATTTCATCAAATACAACCGCGCCATCACGCAAACCATCTTTTGTATCTCCATTAGACGTTCTAAACTTCAATATACTTCCTGTTGCTTTTGAGACAGTTTGGGTTAATGTGGTTTTAAATGCTCGTTGCAATATTTCATTTCGTTTGACGCATTTATGAACTTCATCTGGACTGGTTTTCGCCTGCTCTTCACTGTTTGCAACAACGGAAATGTTATACTCCGTGATACCATGCATTTCACTAATTAAAAAATGAATGATGACTGATATTAATCCGTTTTTACCGCCACCACGTCCTAGCATCCATAAGAATTTACGATAAAATACACGCCCGTTTTTCTTATAAAACAAAAAAACGAATGCTATTAAGAATTTCTGAAATGCTTGCAACGGAAAGTACCATTTCTCTCCAAAACGGATACACTTCTCAATCATTTCATCATCAAAATACAAATCGTCTCTGTTCAAAACATATTTTTCTAGATAGTCAATTAACAGTTCTCTTTCTTTGTTGAACTTTATTTTCCCACTCCTATAAAGCTCAATATATTCCTCTACATACTTTTGCCTGATCATATTAAATCACTTGGACTGTATCCCGTATTAGAAGCACCCACTTTAGGAACGAATTTTATATCTCTTCCTAAAGCAATTAAAGAACTGTTAATTTTGTTCCTCTCACTTATAAGAGGGTGGGCTTTAACAAAAACTTGAGAACCATTTTTTACTGTTACAGATTCGCCTTCTTTATTAATGGTTTTATTTATTTTTCTAAATGCTTTGACCAGATCAATGTATCTTTCTACTTTTTCAACTTCGACTAAATCTGTGATATCAATACTATTCATGAGCTGTTCTTTTAACCTCACAATACTAACAGCCATCTACCCACCCCCCCTTACGTGCGTAAAATCGAAAAAAACCTGACAGTTAACCCCCTCCTCCGGTGCCCCTTAGAGCATTTTTTGATGAAATTTTTTAAGGGGGGGTGTTATTATCGAACCATTTTTACCACTTTTCATCGTTTTCCCATTTGTTTATCTTTTTAACAAATACTCTACCGTGTTCTTTATTATGGCAATCCACACATACTGTTTCGAGATTGTCTATTTCTAATGCAAGTTCAGGATGATGTTCCAGTTCTTTTATATGATGGACAACGAGTTGAATCTTCTTACGCTTTGCACTCTCACTGTACTCATTGGTGTCCACACGAACACTTCCATTGCGTTTACACTCTTGGCATTCATAGTTGTCTCTCTTCTTTACTTGTTCGCGTGTACTCTTCCACTCACCACTGTCATAGAACTTACGCTTCTGTTGTTTGGTTTTATATTCATTCACTATCCTTTACCTCAATCACACCTGTATCAATACGCTTCTCTCGATGTTGAATATCAAGGCATTTCTCACAGTAGAAAGTAGCAGAAACATCTAAGCCATAATGCTTAGCATCAGAATAGAAAGAAGTAGTCTCACTATCTAGCACTTGATACTTATGCTCACACATCTATCCTCACTCCTTACCTTTAATGTGTTCCACCTGTCTTTACCAAACGCTTTTGATTCCCTCTATCTCTTTCCAATAATTCTTTAATTGGTGTTTGCATGAGATACTCGATTGAGTAAAGCATGTGCTTCTCTCCATGCAGCTTGTAATACTTGAATCGATTAATATCAATGCCAGCCTTCTTGTACGCTTTCTCTTGTGGTTTGATATATTTGATGTATGCTTTCTTATCAATAGGCATAAGACCAATTACAGAAACCTTACCACTTAAAACGCTGTTCAATTATCTCGCTCCCTTGAGATCGGTTACTGCCATCTTGGTAGAATCCGTTATTTGTTTAATCGTAGATTGTGCAATTACTTTACTATCACAATAAATTTCAACTGTCTCATTTTGATTTGCAAACTTACCCATAACCTTTTCCAACTTCTCCAATGCAGCCACGCATTCATTAGCAGCTTGTGTTACTTCCTTCATTTGTTTTAATGCTTCTGATGTATCAGCATCAATATTAATTTTTAATTTATTATTAGCCATCCCTTTCATCCTCCTCCAAAATAAAAAGCACTCCATAAGGAATGCTTTTCAAAAAAATCTGGTATTAAACCCTTATAATGTTAACGTAAAACTTTTACCGTAACTAGTAATCCCTTCCTGTCCAAGGAAATAATCTCTAACCAACGCTATTGCATCCTGGTCAAGTGTATTCACACTTACAGTCGCAACTCCAGTTGTTGTATTATGCTCCATACTAAGTTCAAAAATAGTTGTAGGATTATCCACGTAAAACTTGTGAACTAGTTTAGAAACTTCATCATTGCTAATGATTGAATTATCAATTTTAATTCTAAAGTGGAACTTCTTTCTCGATTTAGCTGTTGTTTTAGCAGTTAACTCATTAACGAAACTGTTATTATTGTTTAGAGTATTAATAAGGTCAGAAAAGTTATTTTCTAATGAATCTATACGATTCAACATATATCTTGATGGATCATTTTCATCAACATTTTTCATTATTGAATTACTTTCAACTACTCTATAAATAGGATTATCCGGTTCTTCATCAACCATAGCTTCCGCAACCATATCTTTAAAATTATTATTTAATTCTATTACTCCAGCCATATCATTAGTATAGAAAATAGTACGTTCTTCCGTGATATCAAATGGTAGTCTTGTACCCTTTTGACAAATTTGAACTACTGGTTTTCTAGCAGCATGTCTAATGGCAAGTTCATACATTACGTTTGGATTTAAACTTGTAAGATTTGCTACAGCCACGTCACATTCTAAAATATTTGAAATAACTTGTTTATTTATTGAACCAGGACTTGGCATCCTATGAGCTACTTTTATATTTTTTTCATCAAATCCCATGTCGCATAGCGCTGGAACAATCACAGCATCTATTACCCCTTCAGCCGCTCTTCTTATATCAGATTGATCATCACCTATTGGCGTAATAATAAAACAGGTTTTATCTTTATTTGGATTATCCATGATTTATCCCCCATATTGTTTTAACACAATTTTATCATCTACTTTCAATTTAAAACAATACAAAGCAATAATAACCACAAAAAAGAGCAATCGTTCACCAGTTTCCCTTGCGTCAATTTCTTATGTTATTACTTTAAATACGATAAATGAAATTTTACCCATTAAGAATGAAAAACATGAGGTTTTACACCTCTTTCAATCGCCGACAATACGTCACTCTCCCGTAGTTGATTTTACTTGTCTCGGGGTCAGCGATTGAAAGAAGAGCGAAAGCTCTCCTTGTTAACGGTAACATTCAATCAGTACCATCTGCTGGTTTCGGATTTTATGTGCCACCATTATAAACCGTTTAGAAATTTAGAAACAACATAGTGAGTTGTGTTTTCCGCCACTTCTCACAATACAAATATATCACGTTGATTCCAAAACAACCGGCACATTTCCTGCCAAAAAGCGGTCACGACTCTGCCACTTATTTTATTAATCATTAAATCCTTCTAATTTACCTGATCCCTTTAATTCTACAGAATCATTTTCTACTCTTTTGACCATTACATTACCTGATAGCCCATTCATATACTCAGCAGAAAAAGTAATATTCAAATGTTCTTTGTTTCTAATCGCTTGAACGAAAGTATCGATTTTCTCTACTTCCTCAATCGCTAAGCTCCAACTTACAAACTCAGTCTTATGTACATATAAATATGCTCTATCAAATTGAATCTGTTCATTTAATCCTTGAACTAATAATTTGTTTACAATATAGGTCTTCATACTATCACCTCCTTATCACTTAATTCTAACAAATCTCACTATTAGATTAATAGTATGACTTACCCATATGTTCTATTTTGTGTAACTAAGCCAAACACTACAGCCCTTGATATTCATAGCTTCATAATACTATCACTTTTGAGTTACACATTATAAAAAAAACGATTAACTCATCTAGTTAACGTATAAAAAACAACTAAAAAAAGACGACTCAAGGTCGTCATGTACTAAAAAAAATTCAAACTCACTAAAATTTAGCTATTCTTCTTAATCTAGGGTTAAATGCAGTTTCAGTTAATTCTTTATTTAAATATGTACTTAATCCATCAGCATCATTAAACACCGTGAATCGATTAACTCCATTTATGGTTAAATATTCATATACATCCTCTACTAATTTGGGTGATAAAATTATTTTCTTTAAGATCAAATCTTTATTTTCCGGACAAACTCTTTTTATTTCCTCTTCTAAATCCTCTAAATTATTACTTTGAACTGTAAAATAACCATTTTGCAGTAATAATCTCGGATTATTTTTCGCTGGAAATATAGCAAATGAGTTAGCCTTAAATGGACTATCATTAAGTTTAGATATAATTTCATCATTGAACACATCTAATAAATTATCACATTCATAATCAATCTTAAAACTGTCTGTTGTGAAAATAACATTTGTGTCGTGAAAATATTTATTTAAAGCAAATGGATCTAATAGCCAAATGCATGCATTATTATCACTATCATAATCCCAACCTTCGAAAGCAAAATATAATGCCGTCCCAAATGATTCTGTCCAATCTAGCAACCTAGTCTTCAAACCGTGATGTTGCATATGAAAATGTACATCCCAAAAATCTTCTCGAATAAAAGTAGGAGATTGATTCTTAAAACTTGTAAATAAACGTTTCTCCAAACTTAAATAATGTTCAATTGTTAATTTTTTATTTTCAATACGGAATAACCCTGAATCTAATGTGTACGTATCTTTAGAATGCCCTCTAAACCAAATCCAATTTGTCATTGAACTTCTTCTAAAAGATGCAATTTCATTTAAAATATAATTCCAATCTTCACTAAATATTTTATTAGCTTGCGGATAAACTACGGTTTCTCTCATTTCCATTCTCCCTCATAATGTAACTAGTATATTATTTTACTTATAATTACAATTAAATATTTTACATCATAATATATTAAAAATCATTATATCTTAAATTTACACATTGCTTTATCCATTGCATCTTGGTTTACTCCTATATATCGTAATGTTACTCGTTGACTTGAATGATTAAATATTTCCATTAGTAAGGCTATATTCTTTGTCTGCATGTACATATGGTACCCAAATGTTTTACGTAGTGTATGTGTTCCAATCTCGTCTAAGCCAAACTCTGCTGCTGTGGTACTCAGTATTTTATATGCCATACTTCTTCCTATCGGTCGATTCATTCCTTGTCTGCTCTTGATTAGATATTCATGATCTTCCATCTCTTCAATGTACCATTTCAATTCTCTTCTTAATGTTGCAGTAATCTGAATTCGTTTCTGCTTACCTGTCTTCATTTCGCGCATTGAGATATGGCTTCCCTTTAAATCCCCAACCTTCAGTTTTAAAATATCACTAATACGTAGACCTGTATTAATCCCCATTACAAACAAGATATAATTACGCTCACTCTTTTCTTTTAAATACTCTTTAATTTGTTGTATTTGCTCTGGATCACGTATTGGCTGAACAAAATTCATTATTCAATCCCTCCAGTTTCTTCTGTCTCGTAAACTTCTAATCTAAGAGC